TATTCTCGGTATTCATCAGAAACAATTTCTGCTCTTTTACTAAGAATGGTCTAAAAGTCACTTTCTCTTTTGTTGAAGGCAATTCAACAGAATAAACAGGCACGTCAATTTTTGGTAACATAGTCTCTCCAGTATATTAAAAAATTCTCTTTAGTGTAGCACCCAATTGATCAACTTGTGATCCTAATACTTTACTGATAGGAACACCAGCAACTGCACCACCAAACAATGCACCTGCCGCAGCACCGATATCATAAGCTCCATCGTATATAGTTTTGAATCTCTGATAAGTAAATTGCACTGATAGTCTATGAAAGCTATCTTCAGACCAACTCAGTGGCTGTGCTGAGATTGATATTGGAAAAGCATCGACTAACTCTACTGCATAAATCTGTTTGATAAAATCATCGTATTGAATGATCTTAATGTTTGTCATGTAACCTTCACCCATACCACCATTGCCTTTTGCGAAACGGACGTTGTTTGTATCAGTAGGAACGATTGCTTCTAGCCAACGATCAAATAACTTTCTTTCATAGAAATCATTTGTGCAAATGAAATTCAATGTGGTTTCTGTATACTGTGCCAGAAATGGAACTTTAAATGTTGGACCATAAATCGAAACGTCTGCTGTTTGGAGTGATTTGCCTGGTAATTCCGCACTCTCACATTGCAAGGCTAGATATCTTGTTATATCAGCATTAGCACCAGCACCGCCAGTCGTATTAGCAGCAAACAGAGTGTTTGGTAAATTCAATAGTTTTTCTAGAATACCACTTTCAACAAATTGGTTGATATAAGATGGTATTGGCAAAATGACTTGGAAACGACTTGGCTTTGCAAGCCCTTCTTTTGCTTTTATGTTTGATAGAAATAGTGATGGTAAAAATGACATTAGAATTTTTTCCTTGAATCCGACCAAACTTTTCCGGTCGAAGCTTTTTCGAATCTTTCAACGGGAAGCATTACTGCAATATCCCATTCATTAGCTTGAATCTCTAAAAATCTAGATTGCACATGATTTGCCAGATATCTTTTAATGCATGGTGTTGCTTGATACGCTTTTGATGCACTGCTTAGCAATCCATAACTTAATCTCAGTTTGGTTGAATCATCATAATTTTTATTGGAAGCATAATTGCTTAACTTATCTAAAAGTAAGATTCGTTGCTTTGGGTGAATATAGTGCAAGTTCAACCCTAGAAAACCGTCTCGGTATTGTTCTATTGGTATAACCAAAGGAAACCTATCGTAATATGGCAGCGAATCTTTTGTTTTTGGATCATAGAAAAAGAAAAACATACTTCCAATAAATTGCGTTTTCTGCAATCTTTCCTTGTCACGCATCAGGGTTTGTGGTGTTGGACTGAGTTCGGCAATCTTTGCACGTAACCAGTTCCGGGAATTAGCAGCACCCGTTTTATACCCAGATTTAGCAAGTTCTTGACTTATTCGGTTAATTAAGTAGGCCATGGTATATTTATTCGCATCTTTACCCTAATCTAGGAAAAATGTTATATAAGTAGCAGTGTGCTGTTTCATTTGATTCCTAGTTCCTTCTCTGTGATGATCTTGAATTCCCAACCATGTTCATGGCAGAATTCATCAGCAGCTTTCCACTTAGACTGATTTACCACATAAGTTATAGATTCTGACAGGTATCTCTGAGTCCTGCGTTTCTGAGATGGTTTTTGTGTTTGAGACTGTGGTTTAACTTCAATTACATAAGTCATTACTTTACCATCTTTTTTCTTTACCTTGATAACAAAATCCGGAAAATATCTGTGCATTCTCTTGTCAACAGGTGAATAGTAGGGAATGACAAGTTCTTCGGATGCCCACCAGATGATATTTTCTTGGTCATCAAAATACTTCATACACCTAAGTTCCCACGAAGACCTGTAGATAATGTTTTTTGCATTACCTTTGTATTTCTGTGGATTCTTTGGTGTGAATCTGCCTTTGTAAGAATTCTTTCCGTAGGTCATATAAATATTTAAAATTGATCATAAATATATAGTCAACTAGGAAATCTTAATGGCTCTTTTCTCCCTAACAGATATAAAATACAAATCCGAACAAAGGCGGGTTAATAATTCAGATTCGGATTTGATGGGCAATACTAATTATAGTTATGGTCTTCATCGTTTTCCTCAGGATTTAGGTAGTGTCGATAAAGGACATTACATGATCTTTCACATAAGCGTAAGCAATTTAACCAATGAAGAATATAAATGCTCTGGACTAGTAAAGAAGTCCTCTTCAAAAGGCACAACTATAAATGATATTGTCCAAAAAGCAGGTGAAGGATATAAAGGAATAATTAATCTGACTAAGGAAAAACTTGGCGTGGATGTTGCAACACCTTTTATAAGTGCAGTGGGTGCCATCGGTGATAGTTTTAAAACTAATGCGCCGGCTGTCACCGCCGCCGGAAAAGCAACCGTTGAAATTGCTAAGAGTGCGTTTGATACATTTAAAGGTTTAGGTACTGGCGGTGAGTATGATAGATTCAATATGACGAGAAAAACAACGCAGATTAGAGATACTATAGCGTTATATATGCCCAATACGTTAGCATTTACTCAAAGTCAAAGCTTTTCAAATGTGTCAAGAAATGATATGCTCACAAACTTGGATGTTGCCAAAAGTTTAATTCAACAAGCTGGCACTAACGAAGCTATGGGATCAGCGTTAGCGGGTTGGGTAGCAGGAAGATTTGGAAAAGATGCTGGTTCATTTTCTAATAGTCCCGGCACTCTTCAGCTTGCTTTAGCGGGCACATTTGGTATTGAGAATCCAAGAATTGAAATCCTATACACTAAACCAGAATTTAGACAATTGCGTTACGATTTTATGTTTTATCCAAGAAGTTCGGCTGAAGCAAAGATCGTGCAGAACATTATTCGATTATTTAAATATCATCAGTCTCCTGAAATAAAAAGAGGAACACAAGGTCAGTTTCTTGTTCCGCCATCAGAATTTGATATCGAATTCTTTTATAATGGCAGAGTAAATATGAACGTACCAAAAGTAAAATCATGTGTATTGTCATCTGTTGATGTTGATTATGCACCAAATGGGTTTAGAGCATATGAATCTTTTGATAAAAGTAAACCAAATTTTCTTGATCCTTCACTGGGTGGAACCGGTATGCCTGTTGCTATAAGAATGTCTTTAGCATTCCAAGAAACTGAATACTTTTCAAAAGATGATTATAGGAATGAAGATAATGTCTAATTACTTCGATCATTTTCCAAAAACAGTTTATAATCTAGGTGATCAAAACAGTCTAGATAGCATTGCAAATCTGACTGTAAATTATACTTTTATTGGTGATCTACTAAACAACACTTCAGCATATTATGAATACAGTATCTCAGATGGAGATACTCCTGAAATTGTATCTCACAAAATTTATGGCACACCTTATTATCACTGGATAATTTTAAAGATCAATAATATGATTGATGTGAATAATGATTGGCCAATGGATTCAAAAACATTTGACACATTCATCAATCAAAAATATAATAGCATGGCCACCGCAATGAGTAATACGCACTCTTACAATAAGATTGAAACTACTATTTTATTGGCAAACAATGAGCAGATATCACAACAAATTACCGAAATTGATAGCACAGTATACACAGCACTAAGTCCATCAACAACAAATTATGCTTTAAAAGATGGCACTCCAAATGGCACTCTAATTAAAGTAGTAATAACAAAAAATACCAAATCAAAATATGAATATGAATTTGAGTTAAATGAATCAAAGAGAAGTATAAAAATGCTGAGACAAGAGTTTATTAGTCCTGTTGTTCAAGAATTCCATAGGATAATGGATAATGCTTAGTAACAATCTTGATTTTAATATAAACGAACTGACGATAACTGCTAGAAATGGTAAAAATGATATTACCAATATGTTTGCCGAAATTAATATTTATGATAGTATCTTCTCACCATGCATGACAGGAAAAATAATAATTGTTGATGCAAGTGGTTTGTTTAAAGGAATGCATTTAGACGGTTCAGAGGTCCTTACCGTTGATATGTCAAAACGTGATTGCACAGCAACCATTAAGAAAAATTTTAGAATATACAAGCAAACGGATAAAGTTGAAGAGGATAATGTAGAGCAATTTATTCTTCATTTCATTTCGAATGAATTTATTAAGTCTAAAAATTCAACTCTTTTTGCAACATATGAAGCATCTTATTCGGATATAGTTTTTAAAATAATGACCGATGTTTTGCAGGTACCGACGGGATCATTAAATTTTCAAAATTTTGAACCATCTTTAGGATTAAAAAAAGTTGTATATGCAAACAAAAAGCCAATCGATGCAATATTAGACTGTTCAAAGAAAGCAGTTAGTATAGGATTATCTCCAACTTTTATGTTTTTTGAGAATACTGATGGATATAATTTTATGTCATTAGACACTCTATCAAAAACAGAACCGATATATGATATAAATTTTGAGCCAAAGAATTTTGCTCAAACAAATAAAAATTCAACACTGGGCGCTAGGGCATTGGAAGTGGTAAGTCAATTTAATTTGGTTGACAATATTGATTATGGTTTGCAGGGTGCTACTCTTATTGGGGTCAATGTGTTACAACGATGTTTACATATTTCAACAGCAAGGGGCGATTATCTTACTGAGGGTCTTGGTAAAATACACACATATTCAAATCCAGCACTTGGAAGTAATCCAAACACTCGTTACGTGTGGTATCCTATGGGACCAAATGGCGGTGGTGCTTTTTCTCCGAGTGAATATGTCCAGATTAATGATCCTAAGTCATTGAATTTAAGTGATGATCCGTTTCGATATATAACACAGAGACCTTTACTTTTAAAGAGATATACCACAACTCGCATCAGACTTGCAATGCCTGGTAATTTTGATTTAACATCTGGAAAAATTGTCAATCTACATAAACCAGCTTCAGCATTAAAGACTACCACTAATGATAGTGATCCTCAGATTACAAATAAGTATATAATCATTGCTGCGAGACATATCATAAGAAAAAATATGCATGAAACAATTTTAGAAATATCGACAGATTCCACTTCAGATACAAAGCTGTATAATACTACACAGCAGATGGATGAAGCATTGAATTTTGGTCCTGGCGATTATAACAATTATACAGGTAACATGACATGATAAAAAATAATACTCCAGGACTTAACGGTGAATTTTATTGGTTCAATGGTGTTGTTGAAAACTATGACGATCCATTAAAGCTTGGTGGTTTGCGTGTTCGTATTATCGGTAAAGACAGTCCAGATTTGGCATGTCAACCATCTAGTAGTTTACCAATGGCAATTACCCTACGTCCATCAACAATGTCGAATATGTCAATCGATGTTAAACCTTGTGATTGGGTATTTGGATTCTTTTTAGATGGACCAGTAAAACAACAGCCGGTTATTGTTGGCGTTTATCCTGGCATCTATAGAGCAAATTGTGATAGTTCGATGGGATATAGTTCACAATTAACTTCCGAAGCTTTGCAAAAAGAACCAGCTCCACCAGCGGGTATAATAGCAAATGCAAATACTAAAGATTTACCGTCAACTGGTTCACCACAAATGTCCCGGGGCAATTTAACAGGAACATTGATTGCTCAGACAAATGCAGCAGTTATTCATTCTTGTGACATTGCAACACAATTAAAAAGATCGGTGTTGTGGGAAAAGCTAAAACATTCTAGACTTGTTCAAGCAATTCGTGATCTTATTGAACGCATAAAGAAAGCCCTTGGTTTTAGTCCTGATGCGATATC